CATCATTTAGAGACCTGCCAATTCCAATCGTAGGATCAGCAGGTATAGAGACCACGCTGACTTCATAAGGCGACCATCTGGTAGCCACGAAGTCACCGCCTCGTTCTTCCATCTTGTCGATGGAATAACCGAAGCTGATGCCGCGCAAAATATTATCGCGGACATCAGCAAGGATTTCCTGAGCGAAGCTATTACGCGAGAAACGCACTTTGGCGTAGCCGCGCTTCTTCTCCCCATCAACCCAAGCACGCTCTACAACGCCAACGACACGATCTGGATCGTGGTTGAACAGCAGAGGCGCACCGTCATTCAGCCGACCAAGATCAGCCGCGTCCATTTCGTGACTTAGTACTTCGTTACCGAAGTACCGCATCACTGGATATTCAGAGCTAAACGGAAACTCGAAGCTGCGATCATCAACAGCACGGAACTGAACGCTCTCAGTGCGCTGATACTTACCCTCAAGCGAACGAAGCTCCGCAATTTTGGATAAAGCACTGAAGCGATGCCCGGCCATCACATCGGTCTCCTGCCAGCCATCCTCGCCTTCGCGATAAATTGCAATCAAGGCGGCAGGATCTTCTTCGGTGCCGACAATCTCAAAGCTGCTGCTCGGTACATCAATGCGACCGCTGCGCTCAATTCGTTTAATTTTTCCTTGAGCTTTGCCGCCAGGAGTGTTCCATCTGACAAAATCTCCAACCTTTAGAGCATCGGGAGCAGCACGTTCTGCTGTCACAGGTTCAGCCTCAATTTGCTCTACTTTAGAGCGCTCACCTGTTGCTTCTTCAAATTCAAGCGGCTCATAATCGCGCTCGCTCAGCCACGCGCGAGCCTCCGCAGCAGTGAACTCGCTCAGTCGAAAACGAATTGCCTGCAACTCGGCACCGTCCTCGCCCTCTTTGATCCCAAAAATAAAATCAACCCCTTCACCACCCGCATCATTACGGCGACGAAAGCGGTCGTACTGCTCAGGATCACGCAGTCTTGCTGCATGTTCATTCGGATAAGGACGCTCCATTTCAAGCGCCTCATCCATAGTCAACTCACGGTCAGAGTCCATACGAGCCACAAGTGCATCACTCCATGTTTTACCTGGGTCGCCTCCCCAGGCTGCCCATGCCACCCTTCCTGGCGATGGATATCCTTCTTCTCCAGCACTAAATCCCTCGGCCTGCTTGTCCACTTCATGGCGAGCAAACCATGCGCTCATCGTGCGAATCGTTTCATCACTCAGCTCGTCACCACTCAAAATCTGACCCGCACGCCGAGCGGCAACATCAGTGCCACCCTTGCGACCTTCTTCTTTCCACGCGCGATAACGCCGCGCCTCTTCCTTCATTCCATCAGTCGGCTTAGCGCCCATTACTTCTTCCTCCGGCTACGAGTCGGTGCAGGCGTAGGTGGCTCCTCAGCAGGCATCGGCGCATCTGCAGGCAGCATCGGCTGCTCAATGATGTCCCGATCAAGCTCAACGCCCAACCGCTCAGCCGCTTGCTGCTCCCTAGCTAGCTCAGCCAGATTCTCATCAAAGTCACCACCAAGCTTGGCCACAATTTGCGCCTTGGTCATGTACCCGGCCTGCTCCATCTCCCTGTAAGCCTTCACTTCCTTCAGCGGATCCACCCAGTCCCAGCCGCGTGCCATCCAACGCGGCGTGTCGTAACGCTCAGGGCGAGTCTCAAAATCGTCAAACGGCAGCTCACCCGACAACACCGCCAGCGCCAACCACTCACGGAACACCCGCATGTGGAAGTGCTCGATCAAATATGACTGCACCACCTTCCAGTGCTCGCGATCCTCAAGCAGTGACAACCTGCTGCTCGAATAATTCGTATCACTGAAGTCGCGGCTCAACGTCTCATACGAACAACCGAAGCCACTAGCAAATCTGCGCACCTTATTGCGCACAAACATTTCATACTGCTGATCCGGTGAATCAATATTTGGCACCGTGACGTTCTCGCCCGGCATCAAATACTTGAACATGCCAGGTTCAAATTCACTGATGCGACGCTCATTTTCAATGTCATCCGCAGTAAGTTCACCTTCTTGATTGGTGATAAAGCCCATCACGCTGGCGCCAGCGCGTGCTCTGATTACCGCTGCTTCTTCATAACCCTGAAGCTGATGAGCATCCGTCATCACAGGATGGAACCACGGTACGCCACGATGTTGCTGCGGCCTCTCGGGGATAAACAAATGGATCACATCTTCCGCCGGAAGGAAGACATGCTTTTCATTTCGCTGCGGGGCATTCTGGAACCAGTAGTCACCTGGATGGCGCGTGAGGAAGGCGTACCGCACAGGGCGACCCCATTCGTTGACCTCCACGCCCATCCGCCATTCGTTCCCATTGGCGAGGGTTGGGCCTTGATACTCCTCATCCAAGTAATCAGCCTCAAGCATCTGGAGCGCCAATGGCACCCTGCTACCTCCGAACGACCGACGCACAATCCTGAACAGAGCCTCTCCTGATTCAGGAAGGGCGCCAACAGCCAGCCATTCCATTACATGGAAGCTATGGCGCCCTGCAACGTCACAATGCTGCGCGCGGCACCACGATGCCCACTTGCTTTCAATCAGGTTGTTAATCCGCTCGTCTCGACGGTTGCCGCGCAATGCTGCAACCTGCGACTGAATCTTGATGCCAGCGCCAACAACGTTGATCTGCGTCGTCCGCTTTGCCTGCTTGGCATACGGATTATTCCGCACCATCTCGCGGCTGCGGTCGCGCAGCTTCCGCAAACTGGTGCGAATCTCAGCGTCAGCGCTGGCCTGCGTTGCCATCCAGTCGCTGGTCAAGCGGCTGATAATCGCGCCCGCATAATTGCGGCGCCTTACCGGTACAGGCAGCGCCTTCGGAATCGGCTGAAGACCGAAGCGTTGCAGAATCGCAGTACGGATGCCCATCAGCCTTGATTGAAGCGGACGTAAAGATTGTTTGGATCGCCCAAGCCTGATGCGATCAACTTCGCCTTATTCTCGCGTGCTACCACGGCCTTCAACCTCGACTCCAGCGCCAACAACTCAGTCAGGTCATATCGCTTGAGCGATCGATTGCCGATCCGATACTCCTGCGTCGCGCCACCAGTCATCAATGACCGGATAGCAGCCTGAACAGCATCCAGATCCTTCTGCGATTGCGTCCGGCCATCAAATGCAGCAGGCGAACCTGCATACACCAGCGAAGCCTGAACCTCAATCTGACCTCGGCTGTACTCAGTAACCGCACCGTCACTGATCGCAGTCAACAGCGCTTGGAAATACCAGTTCGGACTGGCATCCATATTTGCGCTAGTCGCAGCAGGCAAAGTCACGCGCCAACCGTTTTCATACGCAACGCCAGTCGCGCTAGCGCCCTCGCCCGCTGTATTCAGCCTGAAATAGTACGTTAAATTATGAGTGGCATTTGTGACTTCATTGCCGAAAATATCCGTGGTAGCGGCATCGATCCACACCACGTCCACGCCTGCAGTAATGGACGAAGGGATCCCCATCAGATGCCTATCTCCTCATTACCCGTCACTTTAGCGCTCATCCTTACCACTGCTTAACAAAACTCCGCTGCGGTGCAGCGCGCCGCGCCGACTGCTTCGGTTTCTCTTCCCTCCGCTCAAGCTGGTCCCATATCGTCCGTCTATCCATCTTCTGGTACAGACGATGCAACGCCGCATACGCATAGTTCATCTCGTCCAATGCCTCGTTGGGGGATTGGCTCTTCTTTACCCACACCCTCTCGGGGTATCCGTTCCTGAAACGCAATATCTGTTTCTCCGCTGTCAACTCCTCGAAGTAGTCAGCACCAATCGTCGGGAAGAAATGCAAATATCCAGGCCCCGGCTCGTTGTGCTTCAGCCGTCCAAACAACAAGGATTTGACCGTATCAACGCCAACAGGGAAAAGCTGTGCGCCCTTCTTTAGCGCTCTACCTTTGTAGTCCACGTCTACCTTCGATGCCTTCCCGAGCGGGGGTTTGCCCTTCTGCGACATACCCTTAATCGCAATCACACCCATCGCCGCACGCTCACGGCTGTATTGGTAAACCTCTTGGGTGTGGTGGCCGCCGCTATCGATCGCGCAGCACAACACCTTCATCTGTTCACCAGCCTCATTCACATAAGGCTTCTGCAAAATCTCGTCCAACTGCTTCCACACCTCGGGCCTAGACGGGCTTCCGTAAATCTTCACGCGGTCGATCAACCAACCCTCTTCCTCGCGGCCCCAGCCCCATACGCTGAGCGACAGCCGGTCATCCTGCACGTCACATCCGATCGTCAACGCCAGCGCGCTTACCGGCGGCACATACTGCTCATATTCCTCACCCGCAGCGCGCTCCAACAGCGAATCTGCGCCAATCTTCGACGCATACTCGTCCTCCCATGTCTCGCCCAGCACCGTATTAACGAACGTCTTCAATTGCTCGGCGTCGTTCTTGGCATCCAAAAACTCCTCCACCAGATTCGGCCACGTCGCATTCGGGCTGTAGCTATACGCCGCCCAAATATGAAATCCCACATGCCGACCATTTCCTGGCGCAGTCGGCCGCCACTCGCCGCGCTCCACCATCCAGCGCTTCTTTGAATGCGGAATCCATACCCCACATTTCTCGCAACAATACGAAGCGGTCTCAGGATCGCCGTCACGCCACTTAATATTTGGCCATTTCAGGTACTGCATATGTTCGCAATCGGGACAAGGCACGAAATAGCGGCGCTGATCCGTCTGCAGGAACATGCGCTCTACACGACTGAAATCCTTAACTGTCGGCGTGCTACCAGCAACAATCGTG